TCAATCTCAGTAGAGTTTAGTAATTCATCCCACTTGATAGCCCATTCTACATTTGACCATAATCCAATCTTAGCGAATGCCTGTAGAATCTTCTCAATCTCATAGTCCAACACGTTTTCTCGATATGCCTGTGCGCGTAATGCGAATGAGATATTGTCCTCACTCGATGCTCGTTCACCCGTCTGCATACCTACGATAATTGTGCTTGGTATCTGTCGGCTGGCTGCAAAGTCTTGGATGGCATTGTTAAACGGTTGGTCTAAGTCTGGTAACTGTGTTGATAGTACGTTTGCATTGGCACCCATAAGCGCTAGGACTGCATCAAAGTTCAAGTTAAGGTCTTTACCTATCTTGTTAAATGCATCGCCCAATTCAGTCACTTTACACCCTAGCATCTGTGCTAATTGTGCGGGCTGTACTTGACCGTCAAAGTTTAACGCAATATGACGAGCGGCATTTTTATATGCACCCTCACCACCAGCACCGATAACCTTTTCAATGGTCTTTAGTGAGTTATAACCATTACGTAGGACCATGGTTTCAGTAGTAGGACTAGAGCCGTCACCGCGAATATCACCAAAATAGATAACACGACTGCAGTGGATTGTCTTTGCGCGAGTAGGCGCAGCAATAGACGTCTTAACTGACTGAGGGTCAAACGCTAGATAGCTATACGATAAAGGCTCACCCCAGCTAGGAGAAAGCGGCTCCATATCCCACTCAGATACTAATAGCTGGTCTTGCCATACAGGAATGAACTTTACTATCTTGTCAGGCGTTACATTGACAGCGGGTTGGTCCCATTCTTTATCATCTGCAATCTGGATAATCAGTCCAGCATATATGCCAACACTACGACGAACAGTGACATCAGAATATACTCGCCATAAGTGGGTGCGCTTAGCAAAACGCTTGAATTGTTTATCAATAGCTGTGTCGGGTGTGCTGTCATCTCGCTCTTCTTCTCCCTCGTAAATGTTTGGCATGGTCTGGAATGCTTTATCTTTCAGGCAGTGAATTGAGCCCTTAGCGATACCGATGCGATCATATGCTCTGCGGCATTGCTCATACATAACCTGTTCAGGATAACCAAACTCGTTATATAAGCACTCGTGCTTAGTGTCCCCGCCTTGCATTATATTGCCCGTTAGATATTCACGGACACCGTTAAAAAAGCTCATTTACATACTCCTGAATCGTGAAGGTGCGAACAATCCGCTGGTCGTTGTTGGTACTGCTAGCATCTCGTCAATTGCATCCATAATAGTATCGTGCTGGTCATCATAGCCAGACTCTTGATCCAATAATACCTCATAAGTTAAAGCATCACACTCAGCAAGGTATGTAATTACCCATTCATTTGATGAACAGTAAGAACCGTCATAATAAGTTGTGTTTGGTATTGGCTCACCATCTAGGTTGTGAAGCATTGGTAGCATCACCTTACCTGTTTGTATGTAGCCGATAGTATTGTGATGTCGTATTACTTTGTTTTGGTCTGCGCCACGCTGTACCGGGTTTACTACTACGCCAAGCAAATCTTTAACATCAGTAATCAAACCCTGACCCGCTTGTTTATCTTCTATGTTTGCATGTCGTAATGGTGCTTCAGGGTATTGACCGCGCCATCTGGCCCATAACTCACAGAACTTATCCTGCAATTCTTTGGGTCCCCATTTCCCTCTAACCATCTCAAGCACATACATTTTGCCATCAAAGCCCATACCGCAATGAGTGAATACAGTGTAGTCGTTCCTATCGTTGACCTTTCCCGAGTTGGTATCAACATACATTGCGCGATACTCAAGCATAGGTACTGTCTCATAACGACCGAAGTTAGCTGAATCAATAAGACCGCCAGATAACTTGTTAGGCGCTTGCATGTACTGACTAGTAAATGTGTAGTCGTCTTGTTCTTTTAGTTCAATAAGTTGGTCAATGTGCTCCATCTGAGGCCAGAACGACCAATGCTCAACACCATCGATAATACGGCAATCACTATCCTTGACATCATTCCAACACATCTCCCTGTATTTCTCAGGTAGTGTATCAATGTATTCCTTTGTGATTAGTGCAGGTATAACGATGTGATCGTACTCTACACCCATCTTTCCAGCTAGAAAGAATCCTGTTGTATCTTCCATGTGTAAGCGCTGCTGAATAACGATAAATGGTGTCGGGTGCTCTTTTGACTTATCACCTCTACGTGAGCGAATGGTGTTTGTTAATCGTCGGTGCATTGACTCACGCTTAGTCTGACTAAACATATCCTCGGGCTTGTCTGGATCATCTAGTGAAATCATCCCACTAAAGTCATCACCAAAGAAGCCACCACGCTTACCAGTGATTTGACCACCACTGGCTCGTGATACTGTTTGACCCTTCACCTTTCCCCTGCTATCAACTATCTCCCACTCTTCCGCCTGGTTAACGCCAAACGTACAAGGCCATAACTCTTGGTATTCTTTCGAGGCGATGATATCTCTCGTCCTACGACTATTGCCCTTAACAAGAGAATCAGAAAACGAAAGGTTTAGGTTTCTAAAATGATTAAGATGCTTAATCTGTACCAGTGAATTAACGTATGCAGGCAAGTGAATGCTAAAAAACTCAGTCTTAGTTGAGCCAGGTGGAACGTTTAAGACTAGCGACTTAGTACCATCACCATTAATCATGTTATCTACTGCATCAGCCATTAAGTGATGATGCCAGTTAACTAGTAACTTCTCACCTTGGATTAACTCAAACCACAAACGAGTAAAGTTAAGAAAGGACTGTTGAGACCTAATCTTAATCTTTACCCGCGTATCAAATGAGCAATCTTCCCACTCAAGACAACGTGACATTAGTCTAGCCCCATCTCTTTCATGCGTAGCTCTGCTTGCGCGTACTCATCGGGCGTATAGTTAACATTAGCAACAGTACCTGAATGGTTGTTGTCGTTTTTGTTCTCTGACTTATCAACCCACTTGAATCGATTGGCAAAGTACAGCTTAACTAGTGGAGCGTTAACATCCTTGGAATACATCATTTCACATAGCTCACCTTCCCAATATGCCTGTGATAACTCCTGTCCTCGTGTTAATGCGTCCGAAAACATTTTATGTTCTTCTGCCCACTTATAGATAGTACTCTTCGCTACATCGATATGAGCGCTTAATTGAGTGACTGATTTACCTTTAGCTAGATACTTAATTGCAACTTCGCATAGTGACTCTTCGTACTTGGTAGGACGACCGCCTTTGTTCTTTTCTTTAGTAGCCATAACATTAATCTCTTTAACCGTGGGACTTTAATTATATCAGTATACCAGATACAGAAAAGCCCCCATTTAAGGAGGCTTTGCATTTAAACGTAACTCTTGTTAATACCAATCTTTGATAAGTGTTCTTTAATCTCTTTCCACTCATCATAAGTAATATCTAAGCATTCCAAATACTCAATGAAATCTTCACGAGCCGCGTCTTTTGTTAGCCTGTAAAATAAATCATTCGCTTTAATAAGTAACTGCTCATTCATCACAACAACCTCACCTTTAACTTGTAATAACCTAACTCGAAATTTATGCGCTTATCTAAACAGTGGAAGAATATAACCGCGCTTAGCTTTAGTGTTACACGCTTCCTTGCTATGTAATCGTCCATGGGTTTATTTACTCTTCTACTTCGATTTCAATCTCAATTGATTGATAACCAATACCTGATTCAGCAATAAATGTATCAAGGTCATTTTTATGTCTG